TACAGACAGATTAAGGCGTTATATTAAAACTTTACCAAAATCAAGATTACGTTTATTTGCGGAAGGCTCAAATAATCCAGCGAGGGGTTATTTGCTGCAACCTGAAGAAGTGATGGCACTTCTTTACGATTCCGCATTTGACGGCAATGTCAAAGAATGACATTCCCCAAGACAACTTTGTCTTTTCATCAACTTACTTAAGTAAACAACGTCCACAAACGCCTATGGAGGCGTTAATGCTTTCTGTGTCCGACGTAATCGAGGAGTCGGCAGAAGAACTACAGCCGCTGCGAGAAGCAGTTGCTATGTGCATTGAGCAGTTAGATGAACAAGACCAATTTATAATTAACTCGGTCAATAGTGAATTTGTTTCTTATGATGAACTTGGTAAACGCCTTGGCGTTTCCAAGCCACATGCTTGGCGACTTAAGAACAACGCTTATGCTAGACTACAACAACTACTTACAATGCACCCACTAATCAGAAAGAAGGTCAGAGTGGTAAACAATTGGGAACAATCCGCCAGTCAATGGGTGATGCACATTGCGTCATTTGCTACAGAAACAAAAGAAGCAGATGTAACAAAGCTGCAGCGCCTAATCACATCGGGTCGAGTATGTTTATTTGACCAAGATGAATTGCCGGTGTCGCTACTATGGACAGAAATTGCCATTCAGGCAGTTCAAGATTTGCGCATGCGAGACAAATGGGACTCGGGTGAGATGTGTAAGCTACTGGCATCAAAACAACATGACTATGGACATGGCAACATAACTGCATTTGGAATGAAGGGTGTCCTTGTCCGTCTATCGGACAAGGTTGAGAGATTAATTAATCTTAAATCCAAGAAATCAAAAGCACAAAACGAATCACTCGTAGATACCCTACGGGATATAGTTGGGTACTGCGTAATAGCTTTAATGCTCAACGACGAAACATTTAATTTGGATTTAGGAGATAACTATGCGAACGAGTCAGCTAGTGATTGGATTTGAAATGCCTGTCACCCCACAAGAAATAGCTAACTTGTTGGAAAAACATTACGGCCCCATTGATATTGGCCAAGGCGTACATGTAAATGGATTGCAAACAAATTGTTTATATGCTCACAATAGAAAGAAAAAACATGGCAAGTAATGAGCCCGACGATTGGATTTATGACATCATTCCAGCCAAGCAAGTTGAAGAAATTGAAGACAAAGCAAAAAATCTTCAAAACAATTTAGACAACGGTGTAAACGTTGTCCTGAGTGCAACAAACGATAGCGCAATTAAATTGTGCCAAGCCTATGAGCGTGGCATTCAGGGAAATATAGAAGCATGGATTCACGTTATGGGATTTCTCGAAACACTAATTGAAACAATAGAGCAACACCTAGACGAAGAAGGAATAGACCCTTATGCAAAATGAACCATCAGAAACAGAGCGTTACCTTCGTGATAGGGTAGAGGAGTTGGAGTTAATATTGGAAGCTATGCGCGCGGAACTTCGTGTCGCACAGCAAGAGCTATGGAAGCGAGAATCATAATGAGGCCAGTAATTGTACTTTGGGACGACGCTTACTCAGAAGATGAATGGATGAGCGTGGAGCACTACAGCCCAAAACCAGAAACCCCAAACATTTCTATTGGCTATATTGTTGCCTATAACAACGACTACGTTCACATTGCATCCACGATTGACCAAGACGGAGGTAATTGCTGCGGAATCATGGCAATCCCTTACGACATGATTGTGTACGTAGCACCACTACAAATTTTAAGTGAAGCCAAAATGTATGGTGATAAAGAAGAATTCGAGCGATACTTGCAAGGCAAGTTCGCTCAACGAGCCGAGGTTTACGAGTTTATTGAGCCTGCGGAAATATCTTCAGAAACGAATCTCGAACCTTCTGCTTAGAATCAGCCCATTCCGGGCTCAATTCAATATGCAACCAATCACCTTTTGGCGCACCATGTATTGTCGGCTTGGTGTATTTCTGCCAAGTGCCACGAGTCCAGTTATAACCACGACCGTGTGGTTCTGGGAAATAATCTAGAATCAACTCAATACCAAGTTCGTCTGCATGACGAACCAAAAAGTCAGCTATGTGTTCAGCTACTGCACGACCATTGCGCAAACCCTTTGTTGGGGTCTTGCGATAACTAAGGTCCACCGCCCTGCCCGTAGCGTGCACGGAAAGGCTCTCTGAGCCACGCTTAGGTCTATTAACGTAGGTGCCGTTGTTCCACAACGCACCATCACTCAAGTAAACCAAGTGCTTAATTAACTCAGTCAATCCGGGTCGCTCACGACCCATATCTCCATCTTTGTTGCCTGTGTACGTTTTTTTTGCTCTCATGTTACTCCTTTTTGATTTTCTTAATTGGTGAACCAAAGAATCCCAACCAAGCATTAATTTTGGCATCGCCATACGAGTTAAGCAAGCGGTCAACCTGCGAGATTGGTACAAAACTTCCTTGAACTACGTTCACTATTCTGTCCGTAGGTGTTTCAAGTTTTTCGTCATTAAACAAGTTTTGACCCAAAGTTTGTTCAATTGGCACCCTCAACAAGGGGTTGAGGTTTGAGCCAAACTTCTTTGGCATAGCCAATTGTTCTAGTTGTTGTTGGACTCTCGTAAAACCAAGGTCGGGTGCCGCATAAAGCGGCAACCCGGGAATTCTAAATGCGTTAATTTGTTGCAACCAAACAGGCAGAGGTTGTTGTCGTTCGGTTTCGGTGTCTCGCAAGTTGCGAACAACGGAGTTGTAGGTTTGATACGGCTTTGGATTGAGCCACATGTTTTGTAGTTGTAGTGGAAGGTTGCGTGAGGTCCAAATCCAAAACGGCACAAACTGTCTCATTGTTCTATCGAGTTTGGACAAATCTTCGTAGTCAAAATAAAATCTTTTAATTCTTGCTACCGTCATATCCGTGCTCATGCCCTGAACGGCGGAGTCGTATCCAAGAACAAAACGTGACATGTTGTCTGACTTTTGACCAATTCTGCGAGAAGCACGAGTTGCTCTGTTGTCGTATAATATGTTGCCTGGAACAAGGTCTTGGAATAAATCACTATAGATACCACCACCAGAACCCAATGTTGCTGTTCTGGCTTTGGTGGCGAATACTTGTTCTTCTGGGGACAAAGTTTTTACAAAACTTTTCCACGGAATACCTTTCTTGTATGCCTTTTCCCATTCAAAAAATATTTCCGTAGCGCGACGATAATGTGCTATCTGCCCACCAGCCAACACATATTGAAACACGTTTCCTATAAGGTTTCTAACGTGGAAACCTGGGGTAAAAGTTGCGTAAGACTTGTGAAACTTTGTGTAACCACCAACAAGATTTACCATTTGGCGAACAAATGCTGGGTCTTCAAAATAAGAAGCATTTCTCCAGAGTTCTTGAAACTCTGGAGTTACTTCAATCATGTCAAATTTGCCATCAAGGCGCCTCCATCCATCGGCAACCATTTTCATTACACCCGTTTCCTCGGCTGTGAACGGAAGTTCTCGTGTCGCAGGTTTTGCCATAGAAGCCAAACCATCTAGGAGTCTTGCCTCGATTTCCGTTTGAGGAAGTCGAGAAGCAACAACCATTGCTTCGGCCTCTTTGGTTCCTGCGTCCAAAAGAACTTCTTCAACGGGTGTTGCAACTCCACGTTTTTGTACGTTTGTTAAAATGTTTTCTGCGTCTTTAACCCTTGCCATAGCATCAAAATCAACAACCGTTGAATCAGAAGCTATTACACCTTTTGTTTGTCTGGCTTCTTTAAGGGCTTCTGCTTGCGCAGCTTTATCAAATTCGTCATATTGAGAATCAAATTGCTGAACAAGACGATTGATTGTTTCTGTTTTTTCTGGTGGCAAAGACGCAACGGACTGTAGTGTCCGTCGCTCAACATTAACCATTTGCTGATGGTATGGAATGTCTGGATTGTATTCAGACACAACAGACGGCTGTTTAATTGGTTGTTTGGGTTGATTGGCCGCCTTTGTTGCGGCTTGTTTTTTTTCAATCTCTTGTATTTTTGCTCGTTGTTTTTGTTGTTGCGCAACTCGTTCAGCAAAAGCCTTATCTTCGTCTGGGGTTGTAAACAGTTTTCGTTTTTCCCTAATAAGTTCACTAATTTTTTTGTTTTTTGTACCCTTGGTTTCTAGACCATTCTTTTTTATTGTTTGCAAAACCTCTACTTGCCTGTCACGCATAGCCCGCGTTGTTGGCGTCATTAAAATAAATTCATCCAAATCGCTAATTTGGATATCATTAAAATTCGCCAAAATTGAATTAAAAATTTCTGGGTGCGTCGCCATCCAATCGTTCAAGACTTTAACATTTGGTGAATTAAGAACATTTTTAGGAACTCCCAATATGAGCAGATTGGTGTAATCTGGGCTACCAGCAGTTGGTCTTGGTTTCAAACCTTCGGGCACAGCTTTGGAGGACCCCTGATAGACATCGCTGTATTCCAAGTTGGTTAATCTAACCAACTTGTTTGTTCGTTGTTGCAATACATTTACTGCTTCAATCGCCTTGTCACTTGCTCCGTAGGTTTCCCACCACTCCTGGGTCCTAACTCTTTCAGTTGTTAAATAATCGATTTGATTATCTAGTGATTTAATTTCTCTGTCCAATTCCGTTACAACGTTTTTAGGTTGTCTTTTTGCTGCTTCCTCAGCAGCCATATTCTTTACCCGGCTGTGTTCGAAAAGAAATTTGTTAGCGTCGGACTTGTTCCATGCTTCGCCAATATTTGCTTGCCGCGCAAGAAATGTTGGCTCGCTTGCAAAAGCATCGTTTTGTTGTTTGGCAATATACGAAACAAATCTTTGCAGCATTTCATCATCGGGTATAAAGTCATCGGTGTAGTCATCGCCTAAAACAATGCGACGTAAATCTTCATCTTTTAGACGAGAGACAATATATTGTATTTTGTCATTCGGAACGTAGGCTGTGTTGCGTGGATTGACAAACGCATTCCATTCTTCGGGCGTAAAAAACATTGGGCTATTGTTGTACAAAAATTGGATTCTCCCCCCAAATGTCCAATCAACCATGTCTCCGTCAATTGCCCCAAGCTGTTGCAGGTTTTGCATGCGGTTCAAAACAGCTTTGGCCTGTGGATAGAAATCATTTTCTTCCAACATCATTTGTTTATTAGCAGCCAAGTTCTGCTGCCCAATAATTTCGCCCGTTTCTGGGTCAATTCGATTTACCAACGGAACCTCGGTTGGCTCGTCTAGAGCCAACTGAGCTCGTTCCGGCAATATGCTATTTTGAAATCTTGCAAAATATTCGTCTGGCAACAATTCATCAATCTGAACCCGTAGTTGTTCTATTTCCTGTTCTGCCAAAAGCATTGCTCTGTTGGCAATAAATACATCTCTACGCAATTCGTCAACGGTAGATTTAGAAATCTGTGCCACGTCATTAGTAAAGTCGTTCATTAATGACGCAAACAAACCATCTGCAACCTGTTTGTTTGTTCTTTGTGATGCTCCAAGTTCTTCAAAAAGAAAATTCTTTAAGTCGTCATAGTTTGTTATATCTGTTCGTTTACTAATTTTTCGGGCTTCAGACATGAGCTTTTTGGCTCTTGCTGAATTGGAAAACGCAATATCCAAAGCTATTTCAAAATCAGCGGTATCAATTATTGCATCCGGATTTTTTGTTAACAATATGTCCAGTAAATCAAAAGCTGGATTATTTTCATTAACAAATTTTTGTGTTATATCATCAAGGTTTGAATACCTTTTATTTTTTCCCAAAACCTGAGGCATTGACTCAAGAAAGAAATCCCTAAACCTGGTTGACAACGTTGCGTCAGTTGCCGTAATTGGCTGTGGACGGAACCATTGTTCCAAGTTTGTTTTACTGCTATTAATATATTTTTGAATTTTTGCAAAAATAGATGTGCGAATATCTTCTTCGGTTATTTGAATTTTCTTAACTTCGGTTTGCCTTGAAAGAATTTTTTGTAAGCGTTTTTCAATATCTTTTTTTCTAACCTTTAACTGTTCCAAATGTTTATTAAATAATTTTTGTTCACCGTCAGGGTATTTTCGCAACTGAGCAGTACGTTTACTTTGTGTGGTTATCTTTGTTGCTTTTACGTCTACTGAATTTTTAATTCTTATTACTTCGTTATTAACTTCCAAAGCAGTCTTGGGTTCTCGACCCAAGACGGTCTGAGCAACAGAATCCGAAAAAGGATTGCTTTCCAAATCCAGAACTCTTTGCCGCAACAGTTTGCGTTGGGCCTCTAATAAACCATCGTTCACAGCGTCGCCAAGATAAACCTGTACGAACAACGTAAGGTCTTCTTCCGAGTTTAAAGACAAATCTAAATCTGGAATTAATTTCTTGATATCAGAAACTTTTTTTTCAAAACTGTCTTGACTGTTTATGGTTTTTTGAACCAAATTTTGTATTCTTGAAACTCGAGCCAATTCTCTTTCCGATTGGAAAACATACGACAAAGTTACGTCTGCCACGATGTCTTCTATTTCTTGTTTGCTCAATACGGACGGACCAAAGTTGAATTGAGCATATTGTTTTATGCGCTCATCAATTCCCCTAATTATGTTTCCAAAAATTTGCATGTCCTGCAAAACAAAACCATAACGCAAATTGTCTTTAGCAATAACGGCTTTGGGTAGATTTGATTTTTTAAGATTTACTCGTCTTACATTTTTTAATCTTTCGGCTTTCCTAAACAAGGCCCTTATGATTCCAAACTTTGCTTCATCGGAAGCAAACAGCTGTTTGTCAACGCCATTGAATACATCCCTAAGAACAACAGCTATTGCTCTATCGATTGTGTCCGCATCGACAACTGCCGTATTCTTTATTAAGCCCTGTATCGTGCCAATTGTTTTTTTGTCTACTACGTTGTCAAAACCAAGACGACTACCAATTTCGGCGCTGTTTACAACGGTTGTTCTTTTGGGAACATAGTTTCCCATTTCAGCCATTCTTTGCAAGTCGCGGGCCAATGCCCGCACTTGCGCAACAGTTTCACCAACAATCCCCTCGGCGTCCACATTGTTGATAAGTTTGTCCCTAAGTTTTTCATATCTATCTAAAATGTCTGTCAGCATTTCGGGCGGATTCTCAAATACTTCTTTTAACTTATTTAGAGTTGAACCAAATTCATTTATTGAATTCACAAGGTTTTGATTATCCAATAGTTTTGTTGGTGCAAGCACAGTTGTTTCTGCATCAACCACCGCATCGCTAGCAACTTTATTGGCAGCAGTTATTGAACGGGAAGCAAGTTCACCAACAGCGTTGCTAGTGTCCATTGCAACCAATGGGTCAGATTGCGCATCTTTTGCAAGAACTCTAAAAAAATCTCCACCCTCTTTTAGGGCGGTCAAAACATAAGCGTTATGGCCTTGTTGTTGTGCAAAATGTTCAGAGTATTTTTGCAAAATCTTAACCATGTCATTTTCATAAAAGTTGTAAGTCAATGGCTCAAATGGTGCTTTTGTCTTGGGGTTCAAAAGTGTCCCGGGGTTTTTAGCCATATTGTTTAGTTCGTCAATTGTGTACGCTCTATTTTCTATGGTGTGCCCAAAGAAATTATCTCCAGGTTGCAAGCTTCTTTTTCGATAAGAAGAAGCAAACCTTTGACTGTCATCAATGGCCGCTCCGCCAGTTCTAGCATCCCACGCTTCTTCACCCATTTTCAATCTGTCTACAATTGCGTCATCCGACTCCATGTGTGGAACGTAATTTTGTCTTGATGAAAACTTTGCCGCATACTCGGGAGAAATTTCGTTTGCACTTTTTTGAACATCTAAAAATCTTGCGTTGAAAAAATTTCTAATTTTTCCAGCAAGTGTTTGAACAACTTCATCAGCGTTTTCCAGAGCACCTTCGGTTTCCAAAACAGAAGCAATAGATAGTTTGTTGGCTTCCATATCTGGGTCCGCCACAACTCTCACAACCTGCTGTGTTACATACTCTCTATTTTTTGCAGTTATTGTTCGTTGCTGTTGAGCCATGCGCAAACGAACACCAGCATCAAGGGCTTGTTGCGGTGTCATTAAATCACCGTTCTCTAAAGTACCCGAAGCTAGGTTTACTCTGTCTCTTAAAACGGATTGATTATCAATATAGGCAGCCTGAAATGTGCCGTCGGGTGTAACGTATTTCATTATGCTTCTGCCAGCAGGATTTTTTACCAATCCCAAACGTGCCCCGGTAATAAGGTTCTCGGCCAAAGCCCCAACCGAACCAGAACCAGGAAGTTTTACTCTTGAACCAAAATAATAAATGCCTGGACCACGAATACCCAAATCGTCACGCAGATAACCGGGAAGTGCTTTTTTGCCTTGAGCGGAAATGTCTCTAAAAGCTTTACCAATTTCGTCTTTGCTAAATGTTCTAATTCCTGCTTCGCTCATTGCCTCCATGCGTCCTTTGGCAAGGTTCGCAAGAGCTAGTCGTCCTTCACGACCATTTACGTATTTAATACCACCCAGAAGCGCTCTTGTTTTGCCACCTTCAGCAAGAACTTTGCCACCCGACATTATTGCTTTGATGCTTGCCTTGGCTGGTACAGCACCACCAAGAGTTGCATAAGTCCAAGGGTCGAGAACAACGTCACCGAAGAATCCAAGGATTCTTCCACCCCATTTATTTTTTATTGGAAACGCAGTACCGAAACCATAAGTCAAATCTTTTGACTGTCTAACAAAATCGGACAGACTTGCGTTTGTGTCTGGGTCGCTATCAAGCACATCAACAATTTCCCTAACACCAGAAATTGCGGTTCGTCTTGGTGCGTCAATTACACCAATGCCTTTAAAAATTGGTTTAAGAATTTTGGCCCCAAGCCCTAACGCTTGTTCTGCTTTTGCAGCCTCAGCATCCCTTGCTTCAAAATAACTTTGCAATGGACTTTTACCCAAGCCACCCTTGGTGGTTTGGGTTTGTTTTTTGGCAGAAATCTTGCCCAATTCTTTTAGGAAATCTTCTCCACTAATTGGCGGTTTGGCCATAGTTACCCTTGCGGATTGGTTAATTTATTGATTGCTCCAGGGTTTTCTATCAACCTTTTCATAATGGTGCGTTTCATAACCTCATCCATAAAAGGGCTACCAGCAAGACTATTTTTTTGCATAGCACTAGCTAAAAGATTTCTAACATCCTCGTATTCTTTGGCGGCAATTTGTTGTCGCGCCTCACTAGCTTTTGTGTATTGTTCTTCTTGCGCAACACGTTTTTTGTCACCATTGGAGCGTCGCACAGTCAGGCGAGGCGTAATAGGCAATTTACTAAGCAACGCAATTGGATTTAAAGTCTTAGCTAAAGCCTTAAATCCAACTTCGTTTTTCTTTTCAGATGCAGGGGCAACAGCAGGTACTGGCAACGTTGCTGGTTGAGCTTGTTGGGTTAACCGAGAATAGATGTTGGCCATTTGCGGTGTTGGGTCATACTGTGCACCTGGTTCGGGTAAACCCGCTTCCGAAGCAGGAGTTTTTTTCTTGCCAAGAGCAGACTTAACATCGCCCATTTCTTTGCTAACTTCTTTTGCGTATTCTTGATACGCTTTCAAATCTTCACCAGAAACTTTTTTGCGAAGCTCAATAAGTGTTTGTGGCAACGAAAATCCACCCTCGAGATTTTGCACTATCAAAGTGGCAATTGGGTCGGCATCCGGATTGTTCCTAACACGAGAAATATTAGGCGCAACCGAGGCGTATATGTCCTCCTCGCTCGGTGCTGTGTCCGTCAATGTTCCTGTTAAAAGTCCAAGGTTTGACGAAAGAAGACTACTCAAATCACCTGTGTTGAGTTGAGAACCAGGTTTGCCAGCAAGTTGGCTCATTTGCGCTAAACGCAAATAAAATTCCTCAAGCGGGTCCACGTCTTATAGTCCTTTCGTTACCCTAAATCGCATACGCTTCTAGGCCTGGGGCAATACCGCCCGAAAGACCGCCAGTTTGCGTACCAGCTTCTTGTCGAGCTGCAATCTCTTGCAATATTTGTTCAACCGAGGATGGAGGAACTACGGGCTGTTTACCGCCATCGCCCGATGTACCACCAGACAAACTGCCACCAGCTTGAATAATTTGTTGAGCCAATTGATTAGCCAAACTATTGCGGTCGGATTGAACACCAAACCTAGACTGGAACAACTGTTGCTGTAATGCGGCAAGCGCTTGCGCTTGCGCATTCTCTGCCTGTCCTTGATAACCAGCACGTTCTTGACCTAAACCAGTATTAAACAACAACTGTGCCATTTGGGACTCGGCACCACGAGAACCAGCACCTTGCTGAGCAATACCGCTAAGAACATCAATAAGGTTTTGATAGTTTGCAGCCCCCTGTTGAGCCTGTAGCTGGTCTGCTTGAATCTGCCCCTGCACAGGCTGGTCGGACACACCATAGGCGCTTAGATAGCTTGTGAGAGCGTCTGGTGCGGTTCCAGCAGTTGCCTGCATGCCAGCATAGGGGTTATTTTGATTTTGTGCAAGATATTGGTTAAGCGCATTAAAACCAGCCGTACCCAAGCCAGATGCCACATCATATCCCTGACCGATGTTTGCTTGCGCACGACCATAGGCATCCCGAACATTATCTTCGGAAAGTGCACCCTGTTGATTAATCATATTAAGCAGTTCATCAAAGCCTTTGCCGTACTGACCGCTCGTGTAATAGTTTTCCATTCCACCCAAAATGCGAGCGCTTTGTGCACGGTCGTAACCCAATGCAGCAAGAGCGTCTTGGCGCTCTTGCGCATCTTTTCGACGCTTATATTCAAGTTCGGCATAACCAAGTCTTGTTGCTCCACTGTCCCCGCCACCACTACCGGCACCATAGCCACCCAATGCTTGTGCTAATTTAAGCCAATAATCATTTTGGTTTGATGTACCAGAAACAGCTGGAAACAACTCAGGAGCAGATTCGGCAATTATTGCACGACTTCGTGTAATCTTGTTACTTGGAATTTGACTAGTAACAGTTCTGAAATCGTTTTCTACACCTGTGTATGGGTTGAAACCTTTACCTGCTGGGTCCCAACGAATAACACCAGATTCCTCAACTGTATTTTCCATATTAGACATTAAATCATCCCCATTCTATTTGCGTAAAGCTGACGTGCAGCATTAGCAATGGTTTGTGCTTTTTCCGACTCCATGTCAGCAAGTTGATTCTTAAACGCCTCAACACGCTGCGCTTCGCCAAGGTCATACATCCGCTGTTCTCCCAATTGTTCCTGGTCGTAATCCCCAAGATTACGAGCGCGTTGTTTGGCTAAGGTCTGTAGCCCACGAGAAAAAATACCTGACTTAACATTTGGGCCAACGAGTCCACGTCGAGAATATCCCGCCACAACTCTTGGTTGTGCTTCTTCGTATTGACGCAACATATCTTGACGCCCACGAGTTCCTCGTTGGCGAGCAAGAAAATTAGCATAGGCATTCATGGCACCCGACGCACCATACTGTTGCGTGTACCCGCGCCTGCGAGCTTCGTATTCAGCTGGATTATATGCCATTACTTAATCCTTTGATAATCCCTGCGATTTGATTGAGCCATTTCAATTTGTATCTGTTCAATTTTTTCATAAATGCGACCAATCTCCTGCGACAACGAAGAAAAGATTTGTTGCAACGCAATAGCGTCGTCCGTCTTCAATGCGTTGACAATCGGAGTATTCCATGTTCTCATTATCCAAATACCTGCGAACCCAACACAAGTTGGTCACTATCGCCAGTTACTCCGCTCGTGCCGCTAGAAGCGGCCGTAATGCGGCCCTTAGCGTCAACGGTGATATCCGCAGTTGTGTACGAACCGGCAGTTACGCCAGTTGCGGTTAGGTTATCGGAGTCGAGTGCATTGTTGTCAATGTTTGCACCAGTTGCTAAACCATCAACAAATGTTTTGACAGCGGTGAAGTTACTATTAACTTCACCAGCTTCAGCAACTGTTCCGTTGGTAAATGAATAAGGTACTGTAAGTGGCATTATCCTGTCATCTTTCGGTTGTTGTACTTAATTGCAATAGAGTCAAAACCCCAGTCAAGCGATAGTGGTCCAGTAAACAACAAACTTACCGAACGGCAAAAACCAAGATTTGAACCATTGATAATTTGAACACCCTCTGATTGCTTACCCCACAAACCTGTTCCCCAAAGGTCTGTACCCCAAATCATTCCTTCGCCAGCAGCACCAAGAGTTGCGTCAAATTGTTTGCGTTCAGAACCAGATGATTCTTCGTAATCGTGAAACACTTTCACGTTTACAATTCTTTGTGTGTCAACTTGCTTAAAAGCAATATCTGGACGGCGGAACATTTTCTTCTGAGCATAGGTTCTGCCATCAATCCAACCAGTTCTGTAGTATGAGGCAAAACCAGCAGGCGTTCCCGCGATGTTGTCTTGTTCCTCGTCGTACAAATCAACTTTCAACACATACGGTTGTGTTGGGTGAATCATCAATCGCAAATTGTCATTGTTTGAATCGGTCCAGTTAATACCGCCAATAACGCCTTTGCTATCTGCTGTAGCAAACTGCATGTATGCACCACCACGACCAAGTGATGGGTCAAAAACAAAATTAACAGTTGGGGCTGTTGCCGACGATGTATCATCGTACGGCAAAGCCAACCAAACACGACGACCAACATAGGAAACGCTATAAGGTTCCGTGCTCAATGCGCTAAGTTCTTTGTCGTCCACAATTGGGCGCAGAGCGTCAAAAACATCTTCAACTACAGAACCGTTGTAGTAAAACAAACCTTCTGGGGTTGAATAAAAGAACACACCTTGTTCCGCTGCGGCAATACTGTTGCGGCTAGAACAACCAAGAGTGTTTGTTAATTCCACAACATTAAAGTTGTCTGATTCTGTACCAACCAACAAATAGATTGCGTTTGTTTTGAAAATAACCAATTGACCCTGTACGACAGCCAAACCATTTACTCCACTACCGCCACCTTTGACGTCAATGTAGTCGTCTTCCATCCAATCCTCGGGCAAACCTTCGTGCGACCAACGCACTCGGTCAGGATAATTTACGCCATTTTCCCTTGTATTGGCTACGAACATTTTGTTGGCATGCACAATGTTGTGTTCCGCTTTTGGCATGTATCCACCCACGGGACTTACATAAGCTTGCCATGTAGGACCAGATGCGGTTAGTGCTGTTGCGTATGTGTCTGTTGTATTCCATTTGTATCCAGCCGTTGCTGTTGCCCCTGTACTGATATATAACGTTGAACCCCAATTGGCAAACGACGCGCCATGCGCGTTCGTTGTAGCAATGTCATTGCCTGATGAATAAGCAAGAGTTGAAAAGTTTCCACCGGTAGAACGATAAACCTTTGTGCTATTTGCCAACATGATTGTTGGCGTAGCGCCGTAGAAAGCATGAAGTTTGTCAGGCGCCCAAGTTCCCGACACGGCTGTTGTGTTTAAGCGCTGCATAGCGCCGCGACTAAACACACCGCCACGAGGGTCAATCTCAACATTAAGCATGTCTGGCGATTCGTTCTTAGCAAGCAAAAACTGGTCGGCTCGAAGATTTAAGCCGCCAGTAAAGTCGTCATAGCGCTCAAGAAGAATCTGAGCCATTATGTACCTAGCGTTGCGCCAAGAGTCTGCAACCAACGACGCATAGTTGGATACTGCCTACCACCCGACATCAACAAAGGTCTTGCGCTAGGAGTCTTCATCAAGTCACGGCGAGCCATGGCTACGCCTTCCTCAAACGACCTGAGATACATCGCTGAAAGCTCTGGGTCTTCTTGGCGTTGGTAGACGCGAGCCAACACAAAGTAGGCAAGCAGAATATGAAACCACTCATCAAGGTCAATCGCCTCAGATGTGTTCGTCAACCAAGTGTAAACAGGGTTGCGATAAGCGCGAAGCGTTATCGTATAGACAGCATCAGGCTTTGGATATAAGTGCAACTGTGCGTCCCATATTGCATAAAAGTATGGGCGGGAAGGAACGTCAGTATTACCCAACCAAATGTCTTCTGCGTTGTCATAGGGAATCATTGTTAGACGACTACCCGCACTGGATGTGTCTACAAGAGATATGACTTCTCGAATATCGCCAATTGTAGATATTGTGTATGGGCGTTGACTAGCAACTGTATTGAATGTGTACGTTTCTTGGTATTTTGGCCATCGGCGCTCAAGGGCAATAATGCGCTGAAATGCTTCTTTCACAGCATTGTCAATAATGGTGTTTGGTAAATCTACCGAATCAAGGTCGGAGATGTTTCGCACCATAGTGCGAACATCGGCAAGGCTCATTGTCATTATGATTCACCTCTGCTTCGTAGATGCCCCATGCAGTAATCGGTGCCTTTGGCTTTTCGACCCGTACATGTATCATCGTTTGCAGCACAAAAATTACCGCGTCCAAGATATGGACCGCTTGGTGGTGCTTGGCGTGAGCCTGGAACTTCTGCGGAAGGACGGATACCTTGTATTGGTACGCCGTAATATTCACCGGACAATTGTGCGTTCTTCATCACTACTTGTCCTTTTCGTTACTTGGGGTATGCCCTGGAAGGTGGGGGGCACACCCCAAATTACGAATTAATTAATAACCTTGACGTGGTTTAGCTTTTCGTGCTTTGGCAGCTGAAGTTGGTTTAACATATCTAGTAGTAAATGATTTGGCACCAACGGTAGTTCTCATTTCAGGATTTTCTGGCCTGCGATTAATTATTTTAGGAGTTGTTGCTTTTGGCTTACCAATTTTGTCAGCCATAGACGTTGATTTTTTTGTGGATGTTGTTTTAGCTGTTGATTTTGCTGTTGGCGACATTTTCTTTTTGCCAGCATCAATTGCTTTTCTTGCACGACGAACTTGCTTTGCTGTTTTACCTTTTCGCACAGACGCACCAGCGCCCATACCGTAAGTTTCATCCATTCCACGCATTACATTTCTCCTTTTAATAGTTGTTGGGTGGGGGCTTTTATCCCCCACCCAAACATTATATCTATTTCCGGTAGATGCTAACCGTATTTGCTGCGGTGAAAACACCAACAAACGTAGCTGAACTAGCAGCTGCGATTGTTGCACTACCTACAAGCGTTACGCCAGAAGCGCCAGCCGTGAGGGTAATTGCGTGTGTTGATGCTGCAAGGTTCACAACCGAGAATCGGAAAGAACTTCCAACTGCTTCGTCTGTGAAAGCTGCACCCAATTCAGCACCTGTTGGTGTCGTGAGGGCACGACCTGTAGTTGGGGTCATTGTGTAGACGACCTCTGCTGCTCCAGCAAGTGTTGCTGCTGATTGTGTGGTTCCTGCGTCAGTTGCTGCAACAACAGTTACTTTTTCTTCCTTGGCTGCCCAAGTTTCAAGACGCTTGCGTGTTACTGCACCGTCTG